AGCCGCGTCCACTGCTTTGTCGAGATCGCCACCGGCGACGTGCTCAAGGCGGACGGCTGGAAGAAACCGGCCAAGCACCGGCGCGGCAACATCTTCGATGAGGCGAATGGCCTCAAGACCATGGGGCCGCATGGCGCGGCCTACCTACGCTGACAGAAAGGGACTGCGATGAGACTGTTCAAGGTTCTGACCCCGGCCGAGGAGGCGACGTTCCGCCAGTCGGCGCGCGACAACTACAAGCCGCTGGTCGATCCGATCAATCCGCTGTGGCACCCGGCCTATCAGGACGAGTGCGCCAAGATGAACTCGGAGGCCGGTTGGAACATCGATCTGGATAATCCCACTGGAGGGTCGGCGACTCTCCTCCGTCCCGCGCGGGACACCCGCAATGCTGACCGCATTGATGGGTACGACCGCGACGATCTGGGTGAAAGTTTCGACTGATGAAAGACCCAGTCTCGCGCGAGGCGCAAGAGGTGGAGGGCGCGGTCATCCGCGCCACCCACCGGCGCTACCGCATCAACTACGACGCGCTCGATCAAGAAAGCCTGCGCGAGTTCATCCGCATGCTGCGCGATCTCGAATACGAGAAAACCAGCGCGGTGAAAAACGCCCGCCTCCAGCCGTGGAGACGCTGAATCCCCTCACTGGTGAAATCACCAGTGAGATCACCTCTGACAAAAGGACCAAACCCGTGATTCGCATTCTCATCACCGAGGCCGCCTTCAACGTGATGGCGGCCACCCTCCTGACCGGCGCGGCGTCGCTGACGGAGCAACTCAAAGTCGGCGCTGAGCGCTATGGCCCACCGCCGGACGGCATGGTGCCGATCTTCCTGCCCAAGCCGATTGTCGAGGCCCTCAAGACCTCACAGTTGCCCGGCGAGGACTATTCGGAGACCATCCTGCGGGCGCTCAAGCACGAGCGTGAGCGGGCGGGTCTTTAAGAGATGGGCGCGCGACGGCCAAGCCTGCGCGAGGCGGCGGAAGACCTGCGCGATGCGGCGGCCAAGTTCTGCGCCGCTGTGATCGGTGGCCGTCTCGATGAGGCGGCCTACGCCTTTCACGCCGATCTGAGCGAGACCTTTCGCGAGGTCGAGGCGGCGCTCGCCGCCGTCCAGTCCGACCGGCGATGATCTACCTGCGCCGCACCACCGACCAGTGGCCGATCTATTCGCGCTTCACCGGCCGCCTGCTCAAGTTCGACAGCCCTGCCGAGGCTGCCGCCGCCATCACCCGCATGGGCCTCAGCGGCAGGGCTTTCTACATCGACACCGACCGAGAGGAGGGGACTGATGCGCAACAAAATAACAGGCAAGAAGCGGTGGCGAGGCGCGTGCCCCGACACCGGCAAGCTGTGCTATCCAAGCCAAAACGCGGCTGAGGCCGACCGCTTCGTCATCGCCCACACCAAGGGCCGCGCCGGTCTCGCCATCTACCAGTGCCAGTATTGCGCCCATTGGCATCTCGGCCGCCCGACGGGCTGGGAATCGCCGACCGGCTGAGCTAAGCTCGACGTCGGGCGACGATGGTCCGGCTTGTCGGCTATGCGAGACCAACGACGTGCCCCTAACATTCGGGACGTCTAGGCCGGGACAGTGAGTTCGACCTCTCAGCGCCGCAAGGCAAGGCACCGTGGCAAGCCGCGCGGTCCCAAGCCGCAAGAGACCAGCGCTGCGCGCATCAAGCGCTGGCAGCGGCTGCAAGGCATTCTGGCCAAGCGATTGACCGGCAAGAGCTTGTTCGCCATCGGGCAGGAAGAGACCCCGCGCATCTCGGCCCCGCGCGTCTATGAGATCATCACGCAGGCGCTGACCGAGTTCCCGGCCGAACAGGTCGATCAGGTGCGGCAGATGGAACTCCTGCGATTGGACGAGCTTAACGAGGGGCTTTACGCGGCGGCCAAGGGCGGCGACATTGCTGCCGTAGACCGGGTCTTGCACATCATGCAGAGGAGGTCGCGGCTGATGGGGGTCGATGTCCAGCCGCTGACCGCCGTGCGGGTGAACGAGGGCGACCGTTCAGACGTGAGCATCGTGCGTGTGGAGATCATCAACAACCCGGAGATCGAGCGACTCCGATGGCTTGAAGATCAAGCCGCTAGCGTTGCACGCCCAGCAACAGAAAATTTACAATGAGTTAGGCAGGCGTAACCTCCTGCGCTGCGGGCGGCGGTTCGGCAAGACGACGTTGCTGGAGACCACCTTCGGCTGCCGCGCGTTGGCGGGCGACGGCCAAGGCCACGGCCACAAGATCGGCTGGTTCACCCCCGACTACAAGCTGATGCGGCCGACCTATAACCGCATGCTGCGGTTCCTGCGGCCGGTGGCTTTGCATTCCTCCCGCACCGAGAACCTGATCGAATTGATCAATGGCGGGCTGGTCGAATACTGGACCTTGGACAACCCGGACGCCGGGCGGTCGCGCGACTACGACCACATCGTGATCGATGAAGCCTCGCTCAAAGCCAAGGGCTTGCAAGAGATTGTCGAGCAGGCGATCACCCCGACCCTGCTCGACCGAGGCGGCACCATCACCATCGCCGGGACGCCCAAGGGCGTTGATCCGGAAAGCTTTTTCTACATGGCGGCGACCCAGAAGGAGAAGTTCGGCTATCGCGAGTTCCATGCCCCGTCGTGGCTGAACCCCAACCTCAACCCGGCCGAGATCGCCAAGCTGGAGACCGACAACCCGCCGCTGGTCTACCAGCAGGAATATTGCGCCGAGTTTGTCGATTGGTCCGGGCATGCGTTCTTTAGCTTGGATTCTCTGACGGTTAACGGCCGTCCGGTCGAACCGCCGCGCACCTGCGACGCCATCGTCGCCACCATCGACAGCGCCACCAAGACCGGCAAGGAGCACGACGGCACCGCCGTGATGTGGTCGGCCTATGTGCGCTACCCGGAACCGCGCCTCTATGTGCTCGATTGGGACATCGTGCAGATCGAGGGGGCGCTGTTGGAGATGTGGCTGCCCGGCGTGATCGGCCGGGGCCGCGATTACGCCAAGCAATTCAAGGCCCGGCTGGGCTTCGGCTGCTTCATCGAAGACAAGAACTCCGGGTCGATCCTGATCCAACAGGCCAAGCGGCGGGAGATGCCGGTGGTGGCCATCGACGCCAAGATCACCTCTTGGGGCAAGGACGAGCGGGCACTAAATGTCTCAGGCTACGTTTATCGGGGTTGGGTCAAGCTGACCCCGCAGGCCTTCAACCGTTCGGTCAATTACAAGGGCGACCACGCTAATCACTTCCGCCGACAGGTGATCGGCTACCGCGTTGGCAACAAAGAGCAGATCGAGGACGACCTGTTGGATTGCTTCACTTACGGCGTGGCGCTCACCTGCGGTAACCCGGACGGGTTCTAAAAAATTAGTGAGACTGAGACACAATTGCCGTTGAGACGGAGTTGTGAGACAAAATTGTCCTTGACGTGAGACGGAATTAGGCGTGAGACAGAGTCTCAATCATCCGGCTTGGGAGGGGCGGGAGACCAAGCCGATGCGAGAGAAGCAGGAAAAGGAAAAGAGTTCAGTCCACGTCGCCAAGCCCGGTTCCAAGCTGGCCCAGATACAGGCGCTTGGGCGACGCGGAGGAATCCACCCGGTAGGAGGGAGGTCCAATCGGGCGGACGGTGGACCGGTGATCGATTCGCCCTCGACTGCCGGTCCACCACCTAAATCCCCGGCCAAGACCACCGTCAAGCCAACAAGTCTGCGGAAGGCGGCCGTCAAGCCAGCGTCGCACAACAAAGTTAAGAACAGCCCTGCAAAGACCATTGCAAAGGACGAAGCGAAGCCGGATAAGATCAAGCGGGCGAGAGCGGCGCTGAAGAGCGCGACCGAGGCGAATGGCGACGGCGCGAAGAAGCGACCGGGGCCGTCCAAGGGGTCGGGCAAAGTCGGCAAGCCGTGGTTGGCCCTGAAGCCTCCGATTAGCAAGGCCAAGTACTATCGTGACCTCAAGGCCAAAGAGACGTGACCGTCGTCAGGTTCCCAGAGGAACGAACGCGCCTCCTGCCCAAGGGGCGGGACGCGGCGTTCGAGGTGATCGCTAACTGGCTGATCGAGGCGGTCAGCGAGATCGCGGAACTGCGGGCGCGGGTTGAAGTGCTAGAGTCCGGACGCATGCTGCCGAGGCGGCCGGGCATGGATGATGTCGGCGAGAGGGACGACCATGATGTTTAAGACCATTTCACTTGCTGCACTCATCGCCGCATGGGCTGGGGCGGCCACACCCGCCGAGGCCCGATTGCAATTGAGTATCAATGCCAATGGGGCCACGTTCTCGTGCTTCGACGGCGAACTGTCATGCGACGTATCGGGCGGGGCGAATAACCTGCTCGTCATCGACACCACGGTCGGCGGGGCGTTCGTTCAGTTGACCTTGGCGCAGAGCACGTTCGCGCCCAACGAGCTTCAGCTATCAAGCTCCAACATCGAGAACCTGTCAGGCGCGCCGATCACCGTCACCTTGGTGGCGGGCGATACCGGCTTCGCCGCCCCGGTCACTTTCATCCGCGACAGCGGGTCGTTGACCTTCAACAACGCGGTCGGGTCGAGCGCCTCGACCCTGTCGTTCTTCGCCGACGCCGCCGACGCGCAGGGGGCCAACCCGCTCAACGCGCCGGGCACCCTGTTGGAGAGCGTGAGCGGCACGCCGACCACCAACCCCGACTCGTTCGCCGGGTCGAACCTCGCGGCGTTCACTGCGCTCAGCCCGTTCTCAATGACCGAGGCCGCCTCGCTCAATCTGACCACTGGCGGTTCGATCACCGGCTTCAACCAGTCGATGGAGAGCGGCGTGCCGGAACCCAAGACGTGGGCGATGCTGGTGCTCGGCTTCGGCCTGATGGGGCTATATGGGGCGCGCAAGCGCCGCACCGCGCGGTTGGCGTTCTAGCCCTTGGCGGTGTTCGAGCAAGGGGTGATCGAAGAGGAGCGCAGCCTGCGCGAGCGGCTGTTCTCCCTTACCCGTTTCTTGGAGGACGAGCGGTTCCTCGCTTTGCCGGAGGAGGAGCAGACGCTGCTCTCCCGGCAGGCCGACGCGATGGAGACCTACGCCAGCATTCTCAAGGAGCGGATCGAACGATTCGAGTAGCGGCATAGGGCCGCTGCTCAACCATGGGGTGGTAAAATGAAAACCTTGTTTCTGACGACGGCATTGTTGGCGGCGGTCAGCGTGACCCCCGCGCGGGCGGTGACCACGACCTTCTGCGGCCCAGACAGCGAGGGCGGCACCTGCGAGGGGCCGGTCGAGGCCAAAGTGTTCCTCGACGCGAGCAAGGCCTCGACCTTGGGCACCGGCGAGGTCGGCAGCCCCGGTTCGTCCACGGTGATCGACTTTTCTTCCGACAGCGGGTCGCTCAACAGCCTGCTCGATTTCTCCGGCGGCTTCGCCACGATCAAGCCGCAACAGGGGTCGGTGAGCTTCAACGGCGTTGACATCGTGATCCCCGGCTTTACCTTCACCGATATTGCATTCGACACCCAGTTGACCCCGGTCAGCGGGCAATCGACCGACAGCTTCACCATCAGCGCCTTCTCCGGCGCGCATGTGTTGGATGCGGTCGGGACGGAGTTCGATGCGGCGGATACCGACAAGCAGTTCTCGGTCACCGCGACCGGCGGCGCGTTCGATGAAGTGAACATCAATTCGCTGACCGGCTTCGATGAGATCAAGCACATCGAAATCTCTGGGTTGTCTCCGGTGGTTTCGGCAGTGGTTCCAGAGGCGTCAACATGGGCGATGTTGATCACCGGGTTTGGTCTGATCGGCTTAGGCGCGTTGCGGCGCAGGCACGCGGGCCACTTGTCGGCCTAAGCGGTCGTCTCAATCCGGTCAGGGTCCTGATCAACGGCCTGATGGCGCTATCGCTGTCGCTGGTGATGTGGCGTCTGACCGGAAACTTCTGGGGCTGGCTGGCCTTGGCGGCACCGGGCGCGGGGCTGATTTTCTTCGGCTGGGCGCTCGCCGTGGCGCGGCCGTGATCGTGGTGTTCCGGGCGGTCAGCGCGCTGTGGCGCAGCCGTCAGCGGCGTATCGACCTCGACATCCTATGGCCGATCTGCAAGCGCGAGGCCTTGGCCCGTTACACGCCCGACGAGGCGCTCGACCGCGCGCGGGCGGCGTTCGCCGTCCACGCCTTCAACGACCCGGCGTGGCTATGCTTGGGCGAGGAAATGATTGTCGCCCATATCGATAAGCTCGACTGAAGCGCGTATGCTGCGCAGTCAGCGTCACTCTGGGACGGTTCGTGTTTATTTGCCCCCCAGCAACGGGACCGCACAGGGTCGGCGTCAGGGAAGGCGGATTCAGTCTTAACCCCCCAAGCCGGGTCCGCCTTCCCGCTGTTGTCTCAGGATCGCCACGATGACCGAGGAGCAGGCCGCCGCGATGATCGCCTTGCTCAAGGAGATTTTGAAGGAGCTTCAACAGTTAAACGAAACGGCGACCCAACAGCGGTTTCAACTCTCGCGGCTGAAACACATCGAAGCCAATCTCACGGCGATGGAGAAGGGCCGGTGAGAGCGTGAAGCGCCCGGCGGTCCCAGTGTCCTGCGAGCGATGCGACCGGGTGATCACTGACCAGACCGGCTGGGGCGTGATGATGCTGTGCTCGATCCAGCCGCAGGTCGAGACCGACACGGGCCGAGAGCATAGCCTGTTCATGTGCGGCTATTGTTTCCACGAATTGGCGGACTGGCTTGCGCCCACGCGTAGGAAGGAGCGGGCGTGATGCTGAGCGTGATCGGCGGGGCGCTGTGGGTGATCGCGGTCATGCTCACCGCCTGCGCCGTGTTCCTGTTCGAGCTTGTGGTCCAGAACCGCCGCGCCACCCGCGCGCTGGCCATTCAACTCGACGGCGTCTCCGACACCCATATGCAGGGCTTCGAGGCCTTGGCGATCTCGCTCAAGAAGCTGGAGGAGCGGGTCGATCTCACCGAACGGCAGATCGCCACCGCCACATGGGCGCAGTTCCTCACCAACCCGTCCGACCATGGCCCGCCGTAGACGCATAGTGTAGCCTCGCCCGCGCATCGAGGGCGAAACGATGACGGAATACTACAATCTGCGGGCTGGCACCGATCTGCCGAACAGCCTCAAAGATTTCATGCTTTTGTCGGAACTGACGCCGGGCGACGAACCCAGCTACCAAGCCTGTAAATCGGTCTATGTCGCCCACCCGGTCGGGGCCAAGATGGCCGAGACGCCGGTGGTGATGGCGCAAAGCCAAGAGCGCCGGTTGTCCGCGCCCGGCGCGCCGGGGACGGCGTTGCAGGCGTTCGAGGACGAGTTCAAGGCCATCGGCGCGACCGAGGCGATCCGTCAAACCAAGGTGATGTCGCGCGTCTATGGCATCGCCACCTGCGGCGTGGTGGCCGAGGGCGTGCCGCCCGACCGGCCGCTCACCCCCAAGCAGATGCGCGACCTGCGCATCGCCTTCAACATCTGGGACCCGCTCAACACCGCCGGGTCGCTGGTGTTCAACCAGAACCCCAACGCGCTCGACTTCCTCAAGCAGGGCCAGCATGTCGCGGTGCAGGGGCAGGCCTATCACCCGTCGCGCACTCAAGTGGTGATCAACGAGCGCCCGGTCTATCTGGCGTGGACGTCGGCGTCTTATGGCTTCGTCGGCCGCTCGGTCTACCAGCGGGCATGGTTCCCGCTCAAGAGCTACCTCAAGACGATGGTCGCCGACGACATGATCGCCACCAAGGCGGGGGTGATCGTCGCCAAGATCAAGATGCCGGGCGGCTTCGTGGACAACGTGATGGGCACGGCGTTCAGCCAGAAGCGCAACGTCGTCAAGGAAGCCGAAATCGGCAACGTCATCAACATCACGCCGGATGAAGAGGTTAGCTCGCTCGACCTGATGAACATGGAAGCGCCGATGACCATGGCGCGCGGCAACATCCTGAAGAACTGCGCCGTGGCCGCCGACATGCCTGCGGTTCTGCTCAACGAGGAGACGTTTGTCGAGGGCTTCGGCGAGGGCACCGAGGACGCCCGCCGGGTGGCGATGTTCGTCAAGCGGCTGCGCGAGGAGATGGACCCGCAATATCGCTGGTTCGATGAGATGACCATGCACCGCGCATGGGGGCCGGACTTCTACGCCACGGTGCAGCGCCGCTATCCGCAGGTGTTCGGCAAGATTTCCTACACCCAAGCGTTCTACGCATGGAAGAACTCGTTCAAGGCGACATGGCCGAACTGGCTGGAACCGGAGGACAACGAGAAGATTCAGGTCGAGGAGGTGATCCTCAACGCCGCCATCGCGGCGGTGCAGACGCTGATGCCGATCTCCGACCCGGCCAATCAGGCGGCGCTGGCGTCATGGCTGGCCGACACCATCAACGATCAGGAGACGCTGTTCCGGACGCCGCTGGAGTTCGACATCGAGGCGCTCGAAAACCACCTCAACGAGCAGAAGGAGCAGGAGGACGAGGCGCACCAGAAGTCGCTGGAGGCCCCTGCGCCGGGCGAGGGCGGCGGCGAGGGCGGTGAAGAGGGCGGCGGCGGGTCGCCATTCGGGGCGCAGAAGGTGCCCAAGCCCAAGCGGATCAGCGCCGACAGCTATGACGACAAGGTCAGCCACACCCTCACCCGGCTGCACGATTCGGTCCAGCGCCTGCCCGCCAAGCACAACAAGACCAAGGCGATGGTGAGCGAGGTGATGGAGGGACTGGCGCAGCGCTCCGGGGTCCGGAGCAGCGCGCGATGAATTTCCACAAACTCCTGCGCCAAGCGACCGGCCATTTCTCCAAGTTCGGCTTCACCAGCCCGTCCGACGTCAACGACTGGCTGACTCGGCTGAACGCGTCGGCCGAGAGCACCCTCGACACCGACACCGCCAAGGCCAAGGTCGAGCGGGCGCTCGCCGGGGCCTTCTATCGCGCGTTGGGACGGGGGCGGCTTCAGGGCCGCAAGGGTCAAGTCTCCAAGCTCTCGATGGACCAACTCGAACCCAAGCTCAGAGGCGAGCTTGAGAAGCGGATGTTCGCCGCCCGCGAGGAAGTGGACGCCACCCACCGGCAGGCGCTGGAGCGCATCCATGGCCGCTTTCTCGGCTTGGCGACCGCCGGGGCGCGACCGGGCGCGGTGCGCGAGGTCGTCAAGCCGATCACCAAGGCGATGCGCGACGCCAAGGCGCAGGAGCGGATGACGGCGGTCGATCAGACCAAGAAACTGATGGCGACGATGGACGAGGTGGTGGCCGAGGATGCCGGGTCGATAGGCGGCTTCTGGGACGCGATGTGGCTGATCGAGCGCAAGCACCGGCCGGAGCACGCGGCGCGGCACGACCTGTTCTACGTGCGGCGCGGATCGTGGGCCGACGAGCAGGGCCTGATCACCCATCCGGAGGGCTACATGGACGAGTTCGACATGCCGCGCGTCCTGATCAATTGCCAGTGTCAGTACCGCTACGTCTACGATCTGGAGGACGCGCCGCCGGAGACGCTGACCGCCAAGGGGAGGGCGGCGGCGTGACGGACCGATTGGCCGATTACATCGTCGTCTCGGAACCGCTCCTGACCCCGGCGCAACTGAAGGAGGTCTTGGCGGTGACCGAGGGGGTCGAGTGGCGCGTCCCCAAGAACCAAGGCTACGACCGCTCCTGCACCACCTTCCCGTTGTCGGCGGCGGTCGAGGGCGGCTATCCGCTGCCGCCCGGCCGGTTGGGCGCGGCCAGAGAGGCCGACCTGTCGCTGGTGACGGCGACCCACAAGGCGCTGCGCTGCTACCGGGAAAAATATCGCGTCCACACCCGATCCGACGAGGGCTTCGACATCCTGCGCTACGAGAAAGGGCAAAGGATCGACACGCATGTCGATGACGACAAGCCGCGCGTGTTGTCGATGTCGATTGCCCTCAACGACGAGTACAAAGGCGGCGAGTTCCGCTTCTGGGGGACCGAGACGATCAAGCCACCGGCTGGCTGCGCCATCATGTTCCCGGCCAACTTCATGTATCCGCACCAGATTCTGCCGGTGACCGCTGGCACGCGCTACTCGATGATCACGTGGTTCGTTTGAGAGGGCAGGGCGATGCCCAACATCCTGCGCGTCGCGCGCACGGAGACGGCTGGGCGTAGGCCGCCATTCGACGGGGTCGGTCCTTCGACGCCGGGCGAAATCTACGTCAACCTCGCCGACCTCCAGTTCGGCGTCTATGACGCGAGCGCCACCGACCTTCTGGCGGTGCGCTATTTCAGCGCCAACGCGGCCTACGATTCCGCCGACCACGTGGTCCATCAAGGCGGCCTGTGGGTCGCCAACGCCGCCATTTCACCCGGCGCATGGGATGGGGCGCTGTGGACCCAGCTTGGCGGGTCAGGCGGCGCGATAGGGCCGCAAGGGCCGCCCGGACCGCAGGGCGAGAAGGGCGACACGGGAGAGACCGGCGCGGAAGGCCCGGTCGGCCCGGCTGGCCCCGCTGGCGAAGGCGGCGGCGATGGCGGCGGCGCAAGCGTGCATGTCGGCGAAGACCCGCCGCCGGTGGCGGCCATCGGCGACCTGTGGTGGGACAGCTACGGCGGCCAGCTTTACATTTTCTATGACGACCTGACGTCGTTGCAATGGGTGGCGGCAACCAACGCCGCGACCCTGCCGGACGCGCCAGAGGACGGCAAGGCCTACGCGCGCAAGGATGGCGGCTGGTCCGAGGTGGCAGGCGTCCCTATCGGCGTCGTGCTCGACTTCGTCGGCCCGGTCGCGCCGGAAAACTTCCTGATGTGCGACGGCGTGGTCTACAACGTCGCCGACTATCCGGTGCTCGGCGGCATGCTGTCGGCCGACGGGGTCACCTTCGCCACGCCCAACCTGATCGACCGGGTGACCATCGGCGCGGGCGGCACCTATGCGCTGTTCGTCGCCGGGGGCGAGATCAGCCACGTCCTGACTTGGGACGAGATGCCCGCCCATATCCATGGCGTCACCGATCCCGGCCATGGCCATGACCTTTATGACCCCACCCATGGCCATGGTCTCGGCGACCCCGGCCACGCCCATTCGTTCGCCGATCCCGGCCACAACCACAGCCAGAATTTGCATTACCATGGCGTCAATGACCCCGGCCACGGCCATGGCCTCGCCGATCCGGGCCATGGCCACACCGCGCAGAACCAAGGCTGGAACGCTCCGGCGGGGCCGGGCGGCGTCAATATCCCCTATAGCGGCGGTGGCGGGGTCAGTGGCAGCGGCACCGGGCAGGGCGTCTACGGATCGGGCGTCGGCATCGGCATCGCTGGGGATTACGCGCAGATCATCGGCGCTGGCGTCGGCTTGGGCTGCTACGGCGCGGGCACCGGCATGTGGGTCGGAGGCGCGGCGACCGGCCAGAGCGTCTACGGCGCGGGCACCGGCGTCAGCGTCCAGAACGCGGGGTCCAGTTGGGGCCACAACATCATGCAGCCGTTCATGGCGCTTAACAAAATCATCAGGGCGAAGTGATGCTCGATTTTCCCAACAATCCGGCGCTCTTGGAGACCTACCAGTCCGGCGATCTGGTCTGGCAGTGGGACGGCGTCAAATGGGTGCAGACCACGGTGCAGGGCGGGCCGCAGGGGCCGGTCGGCCCGCAAGGCCCAGTCGGTCCTGTCGGACCGCAAGGGCCGCCCGGCGGCGGGTCCTATGGCGCGACCGGCGAATACACGTGGGATTCCTCGACCGCGCCGCCGACCGTCAAACCGGCCAAGGGCAACACCCTCAGCGGCGACAACGCCGAT